CCTTTGAACACCTTATTCATATGTTTCTTTGCTGTCTTGCTGGTCTAGGTATCGGCACCCTCGCTGTATGGGGATATCAAAAAATTAAAGAAAACAAAAACCACAATCCATAAGTTTTGTAAAAATTGTAACACATTTTACAAAACTGATTGACTATATAGAATGTAAGGTCTATAATGACCACACGTTCATCCCATTCGCCATTTGCGAATAGCGAATGAGACGCAAGTAAGTCGCGGAACGGAGCGTTCATCCTATGTTATCATTAACATTAATCTTTTTTAGTCATATCCAACCTGAGCTTTTTCTTAGGTGCGAAGACTATCTTTGGTTAAAACAGGGGTTGGAAGAGAGTAGTCTTTTCACACCTGCGGAAAAGTTGGATATCACCCTTCATTGGATGGAACATACTAATCCCACCTGTTTTGATAACAAGGACGCAAACGACTGAAGGAACGGGAATTAACATTCTCATTTCTTTAGGAGTAAACCGATGAATCTTCTTAACCTTTACAGCAACAACACTTCTTATCGTGGCATCTCTTATGATCCCCATTCTAAGAAGAAAGTTGAAACCCACACCGTTCTTGAAACCTATCGTGGTGTCAAGCACGAGGAAAAAGTGGAGGTTGCAAAATGAAGAACGTAGTTAAAGCAAATTGGCTCTCTGTCATCAAGGCAAAACAAGTCAAAGAACAGAAACTACATCAAGCCCAACTCTGCATGGCAGGTCTCTGTCAGGTAGGTAAAAAGTGATTGCTTTGATCGCTGGTATTGTCGGTGGATCAACAGCATTCATGCTCATAATTTATGCTGAAGTACTATTATTGAGCAGGTAAATGGAAAACTATGTCTATCATCATGATGACATGGATAAAGATAATAGGCCGCCTGCTTGCTATCAATTAACATATAGAGGTTGCAAGTATTGGTCTTGTTATCGTATACATCTAAGAGAATGGTTCGAAAAGATGATGTCTTTTCAACCAATACTTAACAGGAGGGGTTGATCCCCTCCTTTTTTTGTGTTAAAATAGACAGAGAATAGACATAAGTATGGACAAAGAAAAACTCAAACTTATTGTAAAAAATCTCAAATCTCTTGTAGAAGTTTTAGAATCTGAAGTGTACTCTGATACTCGGAGATATTTGGATCCATCTCTACATGATTATGATGAAATTTTTGAAGACGACGACGGCTACCCTGACTGAGAATTAAATGACTGTTAAACTTGTAAGCGTTACTCCTGATGCAGAACAGACAATGGCGTATGTTGCCCGTGTCTCTAATCCCAATAATCAGGAAAATCCCAACTACGCAAAGCTGTTGGGTTATTGTATTAAACATAATCACTGGTCTGTGTTTGAACAGAGTTTTATGACTCTGGAGATTGAGACTACTCGTGGTCTGGCGGCTCAGATCTTGCGTCACCGTTCTTTCACTTATCAAGAGTTTTCGCAACGTTATGCTGATTCTTCCTTACTCGCAGAGACGATCCCAGTCCCCGAACTTCGCCGTCAGGATACCAAGAATCGTCAGAATTCTATTGACGACCTAGATCCTGAGTTTGTAGCATTGTCACAAAGACAGATTGATACCTATTTTAAACAGGGTATGAGTCTGTATCAGCACCTGCTTGACAATGGTGTGGCAAAAGAGTGTGCTCGTTTTGTGCTTCCTCTGGCGACTCCTACTCGTCTTTATATGAGTGGTTCTTGCCGTTCTTGGATCCACTACATCCAACTGCGTTCTGCTAACGGAACTCAGAAAGAACATATGGAAATCGCAGAACAGTGTAAGAAAATCTTTGCGGAACAGTTCCCTACAGTTGCTGAAGCTTTGGAATGGTGATATATACAATGTCCCATACAAAAGTGTAATATGTATTACCAAAGTGATTCACTTTCTAAAGACAACGCTCCTACTGTTTGTACTATTGTTGACGTAAAAGGAGATAAGTTTATCGTAGAATATGTGGAAAATGGAAAATTTTTAAGAAAAGAAATTAATCCAGATCAACTTAAAAAACTAGACTATTCTGAGCAAGATATTAGTCAATAAATAATTTATATTGAATTCATAACAAAATGGCGACTTACCCCGTAGTGAATACAAAAACTGGAGAACAGAAAGAAGTGGAAATGAGTGTCCACGACTGGGACCAGTGGAAAGAAGACAACCCCGATTGGACTCGTGATTGGTCTGATCCGTCAACTTGCCCATCTCCAGGTGAAGTTGGTGAGTGGAAAGATAAACTCATCAATCGTAATCCGGGATGGAATGATGTACTTGCGAAAGCAGGTAAAGCTCCAGGTTCTACTGTAAAGAAACTCTAAATGGCAAGACAAAGAAAAACTTCTGGCAACATTGGAATTGGAATGAGCGCAAAACAAATGCGTCGCAAAAAACCAATCAATACTGAACTTATGGTGGATATTTCTCCACTGACCGATAATCAAACTAAGTTTTTTGACGAATACAAAAAAGGAAAAAACTTGTTTGCTTATGGTTGTGCTGGTACGGGTAAAACTTTCATTGCTTTATACCACGCTCTCAAAGATGTTCTTGATGAAAAAACTCCTTATGAGAAAGTCTATATTGTTCGCTCTCTAGTATCTACCAGAGAAATTGGTTTCCTCCCCGGAGATCATGAAGATAAGGCTGCACTTTACCAGATTCCATATAAGAACATGGTTAAGTACATGTTTGAACTTTCTTCAGACTCTGATTTTGAAATGTTATATGGTAACCTCAAGGCACAAGAAACAATTTCATTCTGGTCAACTAGTTTTATTCGTGGCACTACTCTCGATAACGCAATTGTATTGGTCGATGAGATGCAAAACTTGAACTTCCACGAACTTGATAGTATAATTACACGTATTGGTGAAAATAGTAAGATTATGTTCTGTGGTGATGCCACTCAAACAGACTTGCAAAAAACCCATGAAAAAAATGGGATTCTTGATTTTATGAAAATTATTCGTGCAATGGAATATGATTTTTCCACTGTTGAATTTGGAGTTGATGATATCGTTCGTTCTGGACTTGTCAAAAACTACATTGTTACTAAGTTGGCTATGGGTATGTAACAAACATGAATGTTTTAATACTAACCCCCGATGCAGTGGGTAGCACTTTACTACAACGAGTGTTAACTATCTACATGCAGTTACATGAGTTTGATCGTCCAGTAATTAATTTACACGAACTAACTAACGGGCTTGAAAAATATTACAGTGTTGATTTCAACCAAGAAATTCTCAGTAAAAGACAAGTTAAAGAGTGGGGTTATTATCAAAGTCTTGAAGAAGTAGTGCAATTGTTAGACAGTGTAAGTCACTACAAAACTTCTAGACTAGCACAATATCACATATTAAATCGTCAAGATCCTATACATCAACAGGTACCATTTTATCGATACCTAGACAACAATTTTTTTATTATTGCGTGTCGTCGGCACAATATTTTTGAACATGCTCTTAGCATGAGTTTGAATAAGATTACAAAAAAATTAAATGTCTTTGACCATGAAGAAAAAATAGATACATTTGCTGACATATATTTGAATCGTGTCACAATTGATCTTCGTGTGTTCCTATATCAACTGCACCGATATAGTGAATATATTAAATGGAGCAACGATCACTTTAATATTGGCAGTTTTTTTTACTATGATCAACATTTAGAAAATATTGAACAATATATTTTAAATTTGCCAGTGTTCAACAGTCAACGAAACAAAATTACCTGGGAAAAACAATTTGGTATTAATTTTCACAACTGGAATAGAATGCATCATATTCCTAGTAACATTGGAACTTTGTTATCATCCCCAGACGCAATTAAAACTCTGTTAACTTATAAGAAGACATCGGATGATGGTCAGTTGATGACACTGAATAAATCAGCTAAACAATTGATTGTCAGTAAGTCTGATCCTGCAACCATACAATTTTTAAATCATCATCAACAAGGATTTAAAAATGTTAATAGTGCTATTGAAAAAATGTGTAAACTAGATGTAATGATGTCGCCACCACCTATTAAGAAACAGACACTTGCTGAAAAAATGCACATAATTAATAATTTCAGTGAGTGTTTGAAATTATACAACAAGTGGATTGATAAACATCCAGATCTAGGTCAACCGTTGTCCGATGATGATCTACAATCTCAAGCCTATAAAGAACATACGTCTTGGAATTCTTTTAATACTCAGGCTGTTGACAAATTTCTTGTCAAAAACTATATTGTTACCAAAGGTATGTAATGTTTATTCATTTAGATTATTTGAAAGAAGAAGTTGATTTAGAAGCACAAAGTATCGAAGGGACTCGTTTTTACAAAGTTCCTTCTGGCAAGTTATATCCTTCTATTACTTCTATCACAAGTTTTTACGGTAGAAAAAAGTTTATTGAATGGAGAAAAAAAGTAGGAGACGAAGAAGCTAATCGCATTACTCGGATCGCTACTGATAGGGGAACCAAATTCCATGATCTTGTTGAGAAGTATATGCTTAATGAGAACGTAGATGATTATGATCCACTACCAACAACTAAATTCCTTTTTCTTAAAGCTAAACCATATTTGGACCGTATAAATAATATACATGCTTTAGAAAAGTCACTTTATAGTGATTACTTAGGGCTTGCGGGTCGCGTAGATTGCATCGCGGAATACGAAGGAGAACTCGCAATCATTGACTTCAAGACTTCAAAGAAAATCAAACCAGAAGAGTGGATTGAAAACTACTTCGTTCAGGAAGTAGCCTACGCTTGCATGTATTATGAAATGACTGGAATATCAGTCAAAAAATTGATTACCATTATGGTAGCTGAAAATGGAGAATGTTTTGTTTATGAAAAACGCAACAAAGATCACTATATTAAACTTCTTACCAAGTACATCAGAGAGTTTGTCTCTCACCACACACAAGACTAAACCTATGCCAAAACATACGGAAGATGTAAACTCACTCATAAAAGAAAAGTTTCTCTGCCAATCTAAGTTTGCACAGGATATTGAAAATCTTGTTATAAGTTCGAAAATCAATTACATAGAAGCAATAGTAACCTATTGTGAAGAAAATGAAATTGAAATTGATTCTGTTTCAAAACTGATTTCGAAACCACTGAAAGAGAAATTAAAACACGAAGCAACTCAACTAAACTTTTTGAAAAAAACAAGTCGTGCTAAACTAGTATTCTAATGACGCCAATAGAGGTATACAAAACGTACCTGGCATTCAAGAATCATTTCACTAAACCAAACTACGACTACTTTCAATATTGCGGGAAGTCTAGAGCTTCAAAAGAATCGTTCAACAAAAGGAAAGATCGTTACTTCTTTGAACGAATGTCTCGTCAGAAATCTGATGATGAGATCAAACAGTACTTCCTTGCAAATTTTGTAGAATGTGATGATCCCTCTAAACTGTGGATCGGTGAAATTATTGAGTCAGGTGAACAGAATTATTCTAACTGGTTAAAGAGATCCCAAAGTCTTTACTATATGTTCAAGACTGAGGCTGAGGTCTTTGTGCATAAAGAAACCTTTGAGGATCTATTTACCGTCAAGGGTTCGTCACATCCAGAAATTCTTAAAAAATATTTACAAAAAGGTATATCCATAGAAACCCTTGTTATAATGGATATGATCCTAAAGTTTTCTAAAAATTTTGACAAACAATTACTAGATCCAGTGTGGGAATCCGTCAGTTTACGCATCAAGAAATACAAATCTTTCCTAAATATTGACAAGGAAAAGTATACAAAGACACTGAAGGAGATAGTATTGTGAGTGGATTTTTTCAATCCGAAATCGTAAGAGAATCCATCAAAGAGATGGAACAACTGCAACAACAAATCATAGAAGAAACTTTCAAAGCTCCTATGATGAGTAAGGAGGAAAAAAGAAATCATGTTGAATTGATGAGAACTTTTCTTGAGAAACAAAAGAACTTATATTTCCGAGTTTCTCTATCAGATGATCCAGAAGCATTAGAAATGAAACAAAGAATCCAGGATGCTGCAGAGTTTCTTGGATTTCAAGGTGATAACATTAATGAACTATTCTCCGAAATGGAGAACACCTTAGATCGTTTAGATAAAATCGCAGAGATAGAGTAAAATGACATCACACTACAAGATCACCTCTTCATATTGTTATCACGAAGGTGAAATTGTAGATATGTTTTTCATAAATGGAATTCCTTTTACATTTGATGACATTCCTGTAATAATGCAAGATGATCCATATGTTCAATGCGAAGCAAATAATAATTATTCTTACACAACTGAAGATATGTACCGTTGGTCAAACTATTTGATTGACGAAGAGTGCCATCCACTTTTATTCGAGATGGAACTGGCAAATCCAGAGGAAATGCCACGAGACTAGGGCTTGACATCCCTTCTTGCACCTTGTAAGATAAAGTCGTCCCAAAGGCCAAATCCCAACAAATACGGAGAATACAAACATGTCTTTTGCTGATCTTAAGAAACAGTCCCGTGCTGGTTCGTTGACTGATAAACTGATCAAGAAAGTCGAAAAACTGAATAGTGGAGAAGGTGGTGCTGATGACCGCTTCTGGAAACCCGAAGTCGATAAGGCTGGTAACGGTTATGCAGTGATCCGATTCCTTCCTGCGCCTGAAGGATGTGAACTTCCCTGGGCACAAGTCTGGAGCCATGCGTTCCAAGGCCCTGGTGGTTGGTACATCGAGAACTCCCTGACCACGATGGGTCAGAAGGATCCTGTGTCCGAACACAACCGTGTTCTGTGGAACAGTGGTTCTGATCATGATAAGGAGACTGCTCGTAAACAGAAACGCAAACTCTCCTACTACGCCAACATCTATGTGGTGAGTGATCCTGCACACCCTGAGAACGAGGGTCGTGTGTTCCTGTACAAGTTCGGTAAGAAGATCTTTGATAAGATCACCGAAGCAATGCAACCTCAGTTTGCAGATGAAGAAGCCATCAACCCCTTTGACTTCTGGGCTGGTGCGAACTTCAAACTGAAGATTCGTAAGGTTGAAGGTTACTGGAACTATGACAAGTCTGAGTTCGATCGTGTCGAACCTCTGATGGATGATGATGATAAACTGGAGAAGATCTATAACAACCTGAACGATCTCAATGAGTTCAGTGACGCTAAGAACTTCAAGACCTATGAGGAACTGAAGAAGCGCCTAGACTATGTTCTGGGGGTCCGTGGCACGCCTAAGACTCAAGACCCTGAACTGGTCGCTGAAGAGGAACAATGGGAGGCCGAACGTCGTGGAGAGTCCACTCCTCAGCGTTCTACTCCTTCTTATGAAGCACCCAAACCGGTTTCTCGTGTTGAGGAAGATGATGAAGATGCAGATGATGCGCTGAGTTACTTCCAACGACTCGCCGAGTCCTGATTTATTGGTCCCCTACTTCGGTAGGGGATTTTTTTTATCTAGATAAGTTTTCCAAACATTTGATAGTTCTGGAAAAGTTTTGATAGTATTCTCATTTCGTATGGTATCAAGATGAATCATCTGTTTAACAAAATCTGGTATCAGGTGATCATCTTCAGCAAGATCAATGTATTTGATTAATGATTCAAAAGAAGAAATCATATCATTAGAAGCTTTATTTGGAATCAAAAATTCGTTAATATGATTTTCTATATTTTTCTTTGCTCTTCTTTTAGTTTCTTTATCAAGAATCCAAACAGAAAGATTTTGTGGTCCATGAAGAAAATTTAAATAGAATTTATTAATGTCAGACATCAATCCCTCTTTGTATAAGGTTTGGTGTAAAGTTACAACATCAAATATGTTTAGTGCTTGAACGGTACAATCAAACCTTAACTGATGGGTTTTAGTTCTATTGACAAAGACTTCATTAAATTGCCTTACATTTGATACGAAGGTTTCCCATTTAAATCCATTTCGTATCAACTCTCCTCGTTTGCCAACACCATCTACACTAGTGCATACAAATACATTTTGAAATTTATCCCAAATATCAAAGATGTGGTGTTTTTTATATTTTAATACACTGAAGTTTGTACTATAGTTTAAATAGAAATCGTCCTTTTTATGCCTTCCCAGTTTCATTAACATGATAATCATCATGTAATGTTCTTCCGTTATCAGAGGTTCTCCACCAGAAAAATAAAGATGATTTACTTTTTCTACATGTGGTTTGATACGATCAAAATTTATTTTTGCAAAATTATTATGAATCGAAAGTTTACCATTCGTTTCAAATTCTATACTTGAACTGGAAGAAGGACAACAAGTTCTGCACTTGAAATTGCATTTATTTCCAAACTTAACATCCCAATGAATAAATCCCAGTTCGTTCACTGAGTAGTCTTCATTGGTATTGTAGATATAATTTGATCCGTGCTCAAACAAACTGTCATTGAAAATTTGTCTCAATGATTGTTGACCAGATAACTCTTTTTGATAACAAGTTATACAAGAATTTACTGGTCTTTTTTCGACCATATTTTTTCTTATTTCTTTGATCTTATCATTGTTCCAAAGTTCTTCAATATTTTCTTGAAGGACATTTCCAATAACTTCTGTTGATGCACAACACGGTTGCACGTTGCCATTTTGATTAATGTTTAGACTTAACCAAGGAGCTACACAAAAAACTTTACTGTTTGGATCAATTTTCATAATATATTCAAGTAATTTACTTATACACCACTCAATGCGGGATTATATGTTGACTTTAAGGTATCCGATACGTAGTATTTCGATTGTGGATCATACTTCATAATATTTCTAAGATCATCAATAACTAATGGCAAATACTCAGGTCTCAAAAGCAATATTTTTCTCTTTTCGTCATTTAGTTTACTTTCATAATCATAGTTTGTAACTGGGAAAGAACTTGCAGAACCACTTACTCTAATTATGGAAGAAGAACCTGGATCGAAGTACTGCAATTCTTCTGTAATTTTCTCTTGCCAGTCAGTACCATTCCATTTCCACGTTTTGTTATTTTGGAGATGAAGGTCACCAATTTCCACATTAACAATATCGTCTGGTTCACTAACAATTCTAAAGTATGGAGAATTTACATAATTAGATCCACCATTAGTAACCACAATGCTGGAGATTCCAGTATTTGAGTTCATCTGTACAGTGAATGAGGCAGTCTTAGAAATTGGAGCAGCGTCTATCGTTATCGTTGGAGCAACGGTGTATCCAAATCCAGCATTCGTTATTGTTATTGATGTGACTATTCCAGATACATTTATGAAACTTTCTCCCGTTGCAGTTACTGCTGGATATGGAGAAGAGAAAATAATTGTTGGACTTACTGTATAACCGATTCCAGAGTTGATAACAGTTACTGTAGATACACCACTATTCGTGACAGTAGATGAAGCTTCTGCTACTGAATCCAATCTGTATTGGAATAATTTATCTGTATTTCCACCTATACTTCCAGCAACTAAAACCTCTTTTCTATCCGATTTGACGTATACATCTACAGGATCTGCTATTTTGTCCCCAATATAGTAATTTGTAATATAACTTCCACTAGAAAGATCCCATGGAGTTGATAAATCAAATTCTAAAACTGACTGCAATGTAGAACCAACTGCAAATAGTTTGGAACCATCTTCAAAGAAAGTAAATCCAGCTACTTCATCTTCTCCACTAAGTCCAGTTATGTTTAGATTTCCAGATGAAGCTCCAATGCTTGAAAGATCCCATGCTGTCGATAGATTATATTGATGAACGGTATCAGCACCAGAGATATTTAATATGTAAACAACCGTCCCATCGGACTTTAATCTAACTGCCCCTGGTTCTGGAATAGGAAGTGATTGAGATACCGTTGCAGTAGATATATCCCAGTTAGTTGAAAGTGTATACTTAACTAGACTATAAACACCACTTAATCCACCACAGACAAACATATATTGTCCATCTGCACTGAAATCAATTCCTGTTGTGTAACTAAAATTCGTACTTACATCGAGACCATTTACAAAAGAAAGAGTAGTTACGTTCCATGGAGTAGACAAATCATATTCATTAATTAAGGTTGAACCAAATAAACTTGAAGAATATACTTTACTTCCATCTGACTTTACATACGCACCTTCTACAGAACTCCCTATAGTTGTGCCTCCAATGGAAACATATGTTCCAGAAGCAAATACAATCGGTGGGAAAGAAAACTGTATTGTTGGAGAAGTTAATCCATAACCAACTCCAGACTCTAAATCTACAATTGATGTTACTTGACCACTTTCATCAATTACACACGATGCTGCGGCACTGACAGAAGTTGGAGGACTACTAAAGGTGACATTTGGTGCCTCGTTATATCCTACGCCACCATCTAAGTTTACTATAGTTGTTACATAGTAGTTGTTTATTACGCATTCGGAAGTCGCATCTGATGTTGCAGGCGGAGCGGAAAGATATACAGTTGGTGTTGTATTATATCCTTGACCACTGTTTTCAATGTAGGCACCAACAATAGTTCCACCTGTTCCAACTAATGGGAGTAGACTTGCTCCAATTCCTGCTGATGTAATTGCTGGGAAAGTGATTCCAGGAGGAACTGAGGTTATTGTTTGATACTCTGGTGCTTTATAAAAAGACTCATCAACTATTAGGTTTCCTGGTAGTACTAATCTTTTGTAAGAATCATAAACAGCGATTGTTTCGTAGTGATGTATTCCAGTATATGCTTGGTCTCCATATTTGTCTTCTAAAAATTTACCAAGAGAATTTTCATCTAAAGGCCATTGAGAATTTAAATCTATAATATTATTCGTTATTAAAATTACCCAATCTAGTTCCGCATCTTCATAAAATCTTTCTGCAATTTGTTCTGGTCTTTCGTTTCCAGTGATGGAATAATAATTAAATGCAGAGACTACAGAAACTACGTCGTCTCTAATCTTTGCTCTTTTGAATAGATTTTTAACAATAGTAACCTCATCATTGGACAATTCATTTTTTGTCCTGTTGTTAATTTCAATATTTGGTAATTCGTTGAAGTATCCCATTTTAGTAACCTATTGATGTGTCGGAAACTGCGCTTAGATCATTTCTACCAGCTGCAACTGAAGACTGATAATCTTGATCGTAGATTGGTTCCAATTCACAAAAACTTAGTTTCATTGTTGTAGCAATTGGCTGACCTTTTTCATAAGCTGCCCAAATACCATTTGGTGTATAATTACAAGCAAAGTCTTTTAGTGCACATGTCTTAAATCTATTTACACCTTCAATGAGTTGTGTTTTTTCCGTCATATACTCTAATTTGAAAACATTTGGTGTTCCCAGGAAGAATGATGATGCACCAGACTTTCCTTTTCTCTTTTTCGCTGCCATTCCTTGTTTAAAGAATCTTATAATTCTTCTGATTTCTCTTGCTTCTTTCTCACTTCTAGCAGTAAGTTGATAATCAAATTCAAAAGTCCTTAAAGTAACTCCATTAAACAATAACTCTGTATTAGAGTTTGGAATAATGCCTGCACCTCGAGCAAGAATAGACTCAGCTTCAACACCATATCCACCCATTTTTAAAAGTTTTGAAGCAAATGATGGACCAGCTAATAGAGCCAATTCTTGCGATATTGCTCCGGTTGTTATTAACTTAGTTAGGTTATATGTAACCACACCAGCTCCAGCATTACCAACAAGAGCACCTAGGGCAGCGGCAATACTAGTACCAGCCATATCGTTCAGGGTTGATGCTGTTGCTGCTGCAGAAAGAGCATTCATACTGTCTGCTTGCCAATCTACGCTGTTTTTATCAGCAACTGTTTTTGGCATAGGAAGAAATACCATACCAATTTTTTGTTTTGCAGAAAAATCAGATTCTCTTGGTATTCCTCCCGACAAAATCTTTCTAGGATCACCGAAAACTGCTCCGGCTCTTGGTGGTTTATATCTATATTGAGTTATTTGAAATGTGTCCTGTCTCAATACGTTCAAATCTAATGGATACGACATTGGTGTTGCAAATATTGTTGTAGCATTATCTACACCAAATGCATCTCCATTGACAGCAAGGGCCTTTGCTTCATCTTCTAGATTTCCGATTACACTTAAAACGTTTGCAATACCACCAAAAGGTCCATTATTTACACCACCAGTACCTCTTCCTTGACCGTTATTTGATGACGTTGGATTGCTATTGGGAGTTGAAGATGTTTCTCCAGCTGGACTATTATTCTTTACCCATGGGGGAAGCACGGCATTCTTTGCATTTCCGCCGATAGAAGTGTGAGATTTTTTTACAAACTCTATAGTATTTGAGTGAACAATCTCAAGAGTTTGAGGATTAATATTCAGAGAATTTCCTGCAGGAGTCCAATTACCATCTTTGTAAATTGGTAAAGTAGTTGCAGAAGCATTAGTGTCGATGATAATTACTTCCCCAGTTGTTGGATCATACTTGAGATCATAGTTGACCCCATTATGAGTTAAGACATATTCATTTGACTTGTTTATTTTTTGAAGTGCCACTTAAGATTTGCTCCAGGCTTTATGATTTGGATAAGGTTGTCCTCTGGAATCAACAAATTTTTCAGTAGGCAATAATGCAACGGAGGGCCAATCTTTTTCTGGAACTCTTAAGAATCCTCCACTAACTCCAGAAAAGAAATAACGATGTATAGTATTGCGAGGTATACCTATGGTACTGCCATTATTTATTAGTCCTTTTGCAACTCCTTCTCTTATCTTTCTATTGAGATAGTGTAAATTCGTACCAATGAAGTATCCAGCGTTGTAATTTACTTCAGTAATATAAGTCAACGGTTGTGTATCATAGAATGGAAGTCCAGGAGTTTGTGCTCCATAAATGAAGAAATATAATTTACCAACTTCTATTCCACCCGTATCTATTTCATTAATATTGAATTGTTCAAGTTCACCAAGATACTGTCTAAGTTCTCCAGTATAAGTGTCACTCTTGACATTCTTTCCTTTAAATTTTTTGATTAGATCGTATCCGAAACCTTCTCCAGGTTGGAATATGCCGTCGAAACTCATATTCCTAGATCCTCCTCGGTCATTATTTTAAATTCATAGTTACGATCATCACAATATTCTTTTGCAGCTTCCCACTTCGCTTGATTGACTACCCAAGTTTGAACTTTATGCGCCCATGCTTTTGTTCTTTTTTTGGGATTCTGTTCAGGCATTACCACCTGATTTTTTGGTTTGATTTCGATGACCATTACCCTAGTTTTACCAGTTTTATCTTTATATTTTACAAAGAAGTCTGGGAAATATCGATGGTACCTATTATCAAGAGGCGAACGATAAGGAATCCAAAACTCTTCAGATTGCCATTGGTTTACGTTTTCATTTAAATCACAGTATCTCATAAACTTTCGTTCCCAAAGAGAACGATAGATGATATTAGTCGGGTCACCCTTATATTTTTTAGGATTTTCTGGTTTGTATTTTCCTTTATAACTCATATACATAGTATAGATCCTTAAGAAATATTTATAGATGGCTGAGAAATTCAGACCAGATTATGAAAGTAATAGGTATAGAGTAGATCCCATCTATGCTAGAATGACCCTTCCAAGAGGAACTAATGATGGAAGGGGCTCATTACCTGGTGTTCAGGAATTGTTTGGTGAACTTTCGCAAACATCACAATTCAAAGTAACATTGCATTTGGGGGATACATATCCAACCGAGAATTCCGATACTAATGTTAATGCGTGGTTAGTAAGTTGTGGAGTTCTTGGTTCTAACCTTTTTAATGGAAATAATTCTGATTTGAACAGTCTTCGATATGAATTCATGTGTCATGAAGCAACTTTACCGGGATCAAATCTTGGCACATTTGAAGAACCTGGATCTAGACAGGGATTAACTGAAAAATTTGCGACAAGTAGAACTTTTAGTAGATTCTCATTACAATTTTATGTTGATGCTGAATATGGAATTGTTAGATTGTTTGAAGAATGGATGAACTTCATTAACCCACTATATGATACTTCAATCGGTAGAAAACGATCTGGAGATCCTAGAGGTGGAGTAGGACAGTTTGACAATAATCAGATTTTTAGATTTAGATATCCAGAAACATATAAAAGAGAAATTTCTATTACTAAGTTTGAAAGAGATATGTTCTATAATCAAGGAAAAGGTGAATTTTCAAGAACACCTTCGATGATGACATATAGGTTTTTAAATGCATTTCCAGTGCAATTGACCGCTATTCCATTATCATATGATACAAGTAACATAACTGTAACTACAGTTGAATTTGAATATGATAGATATGTAACTTTGAATCATCAAGGAACTGGAAGTACAAATGAATTTCCTAGTGATTTCTTAGATCAACTTAATGATGCTCAAAGAGTATTAACTGCAAGACCACTAGTAACATTTTCAAGTGGAGAACAAAGTAAAGGACAATTTTCTGGTTCGAATCCCGACCTAGGACTACAATAAATAAATTCAACTGATTATATAATTTTCAATGCCATTACCAACTATTGCTACACCGACTCATGAACTTGAGTTGCCTTCTACAGGAAAAAAAATTAAATACAGACCATTTCTGGTAAAAGAAGAGAAAATTCTAATCTTAGCTTTAGAGAGTCAAAATGTAAAAGATATCACTCTCGCAATAAAATCCGTTCTAAAGGATTGTATTTTAACAAGGGGAGTGAAAGTAGAGGATTTGCCTTCGTTTGATATTGAATATCTTTTCTTAAACATTAGAGGCAAATCAGTAGGAGAGGCTATAGATCTAATTATAACTTGTTCTGATGACGGAGTAACTGAAGTTCCTGTCAAAATTTATGTTGATGAAATTCAGGTTCAAAAAGATCCAGAACATAGTCCTGAGATAAAATTAGATGACAAAATTGCAATTAAGATGAAGTATCCATCGTTGGATCAGTTTATCAAAAACAATTTTGATTTTTCTGCGACGGAATCTTTATCTACGATTGAACAGTCATTTGATATTATTGCGTCATGTATAGATGCAGTATTTACTGCTGAAGAATCTTGGGCTGCAGCCGACTGTACTAAAAAAGAATTGATTCAATTCATCGAAAGTATGAACACTGAACAATTCAAAAAGATTGAAAAGTTCTTTGAGACGATGCCTAAGTTGTCTCATACCTTTGAAGTAACAAATCCAAAGACAAAAGTAAAGAGTAGTGTAACGTTGGAGGGATTAACCAGTTTTTTCGGTTAACAATGGCTCACATGCAGTTGGAGTCATATTATAGAATTAATTTTGCCCTAATGCAGTACCATAAATACTCATTGACTGAGGTTGAAAATATGATGCCTTGGGAAAGAGACATTTATCTTGCTTTGTTAAAACAACATATTGAAGAAGAAAACGAAAAAGTAAGACAGGCAGCAAACCGTGGCAATTAAATCAGCAATTAATCCAGGAAAAATGGTCGCCCAGAGACCGGGAACCATTTCTGGTGCTGTAAATTTTCTCGGAGGAGGTTCTCCCTTAGGAACATCAGTTGTTACATCTGCAGCTAATAAAATAGTAGGGTTTCAACGAGGTGCTGGAGCCGCTGTTGCACCAAGAGTTCCCGATCTAGGTTCCATAATTCAAACTTTATCTAGTAATATACTTTCAAACGTTGAAAATAAATTTGCATCTGCAAATCAAACTATACAACAAGTAATTCAAAATAATTTTGCTGGACAACTTGGTCAATTCAGAAATCAAGTACAAGAGGCAGTTTCCAATCCACCAAGTAAAATATTATCTAATTTCTTAGGTCTTTACAAAAATGCAATCGAATATATTCGATTTTTGGGCGACAGAAAAAATGTAAAGAGACTGGGTGATAATATAAAAGCCTTACAAGGAGTATTTACAGAATCTTTTGAAGTTGCAATATTAATAAGACAGACTATCAAAAAGATAGTCAAACAGCTCTCAAATTTGCCGAGAGCTAGATCTGGTCCAGGAGGATTAAACTTAGATGTTAGAGTTCCTGGTGGACCATTAAAGAGATCATTACCAACTAAAAGAAATTTAGCAAAAATGGCAATGATTGGTACTGGACTCGTTGGAGCTGGTGCAGTGGGATCCCAAGTAATCAATGCCATCTCTACACCAAGAGAAACTGCACAAGAAGTTGTCTCAGATTCATCAATGATACCACAAGAAGTGTTGTTTAGATTCACAGAAATACTGAATAGATTTGATAGAGCTTTACAGTCATTCCGATCCCCAAGTTCTAATCAGGGATCAATGCCAGTTCCTTCACCAAGCATGTCACCTGATGATAAAAAAGAAAAAACTTCATCAGATTCTTCATCTTCAGGAGCAGCTACTGCTGCTCCAGATTTAAAAACTGCCATTAGACAATTAGAATCTGGTAACAATTATGGTGCTACCTTTAAAGGTTATCTAAGTGGTTTCTCAAGAAAAGATGAAGATATTACTAAGATGACTATTGCTGAGGTAGTTCAATATCAAAAAGATTATATTGCCCATCAGAAAGCACTGGGTATTCCTGAAGATAAGAGAAGTGCTGCGGTTGGTGCATATCAAATGCTTTATCCAGATACTGCTGCTCAAAAATTAGGAATATCTTTAGACTCTAAGTTTGATAAAGAAACTCAAGATAAACTATCTCAATATTATTTGAATGTTGCTGGATATCAAGATTGGAAAGCAGGAAAGATAACGGATGCAGAGTTTAATGATAGATTGGCAGAACAATTTGCATCAGTTAAAAAAGTAAGTGGAGTTGGTGCATATGATAATGATGGTTTGAATAAGGCATATGGAAATATTATGCCTGTTCTACAGAAAGAAAAGAGTGGAGTAACAACTCCTGTCACGTCTGCAACTACTTACACAACTATAGAAGAAGCGATAAGATCCTCTTCAAGTCCACAAGAAGTAATAGACAATATTATAACACAAGTATCAAAACCAGTTGCTTCTGGTGGTTCACAACCACAAGTGAATATTGTACCTATAACTTTAGGTACACCCCAATCAAATAGTGGAACAGGAATGAATGTAGGATCTTCACCTTCCTCATCTGGAGGATCTCAGGTTCCGTTCCTTTCTTCATCTAATGAAGATAACTTCTTCACAATGTTATCAAAAGTTGTTTATAACATCGTAGACGGATAATGGCAGATAAAATAACTTCCCCTCTTTTGGGACCACTAAACAATATAGTAAAGATTAATAGAACGAAGTCTCAAATGAGAACCACTCAGACTTCGCTTCAAAATTATCTTAGATTTATGGAAATTGAGACCAAAAAGGTCAAATCTATACAACTTCCATCGAAGAGAAAGATAAAAGATTTGCAAACATTGAATATTGCTTCATCATTTGGCAATGCAGGTAGTTTGTTATCTTCATTATTTTCTGGTGCTTTAGACGTTGGTGGATTTTTGGGTGAGTTTTTTGGTAGAGGAAAGGAAGGCGGAAAACCAATACCAAAAACAAAAGGTTTTAAGATTGGAGGAATAAAAGCTTTAGGAATTGCTAACGCTGCGTTTGCTGGATTAGATTTTGCCACTGGACTTGCAGAAGGAGAATCTGTAGGAAAATCTGCTGCTGGATCTGGTGGTGCTTTAGCTGGTTCCCTTCTTGGTGGTGCAATAGGGCAAGCATTAATTCCTGTGCCTGGATTGGGATTTATGGTTGGAAGTATGGCTGGTAACTTCCTTGGAGGTTACTTGGGCGATAGAACATATGAAGCAGTGACTGGGGAGGGAAACCAGAAAAAAGAAGAATTAGATCGTAGACTTAAAGCTCAAGCAGAGGAACAAAGATCACAATCACAAACCGGAATTTCTTTCACAGATGTTGTAAATCAATTTGGACAAACAATAAACAATTTTGAAAGATTTGTTTATGAATCTTTTGCAGGTATGGCAAATGCTTCTGCCAGTGCCACTGGACAAGAACAAAATTATGAACTTGGTGCGGATTATCCAGATCAACAACAAGGTGCTGGAGAAAAAACAGGAGAACTTTCGGATATTATAGCTACTGGAGGAAAATCTCCAAGTCAAGTTATTAAAACAAGTGGATTTGGTTTTCGTTGGGGAAGAGAACACCGAGGTAACGATTATGCAGGAAGAGGAGTTGACAATGAACCAATTAGTGTCATTCAACCTGGAAAGGTAGTTTATGCTGGTGCATTAGGTACAGCAGGAAACGCAGTTGTTATTGACCATCCAGATGGTTCAACAACAAAGTATTTCCACTTAGCTAATGGATCCATATCCGTAAGTCAAGGTCAACAAATCAAACCTGGTCAAGTTATTGGTGTTGTGGGTAATACTGGAAGATCTACGGGAACTCATCTACACTTTGAAATTTGGAGAGGGGGTAAGGCGATAGATCCAAGTGGAGACGCGGACAACTATTTCAGATTTGGTGGAAGTGTTCAAGTAAAGGTACAGAAAAAAGAAGATAAAACGCCACCCCCGTCACCAAAACCAATGACGGAGGATGAATTTCATGCCGCAAGAACTGATCGTGACGTTAGCGACAAAGCTGACATTAGAGTAGGAGACACGGAGAATTATAAAGATTATTTAAAATATTTTGAAGAGAATAAGAATAAAATCGCAGCTGCAGAAGCCAAACAGACAACCGCAGATGAAATAACTCCAGAAACAAAAAGTTCTTTCCAATCCAGAAGAGAAAGTAGAGGATCTGGTTATGTTCCACCAAGTGCTTCAGTAAGAGCAGATGAAAGTCAATCAAGAACTCAACCACAAGCCACTCAGAAAATACAACAATATCCATCATACAATGCACCAAGAGAGACTATTACCATAATGCCCATAATAACTCCACCAGGAGCACAACAAAGACCTATGATTATATCTGCGGGAGGTGGTAAACAAGTTAGCATACCCGCAGGTAATTCGTCTAAAGGTGAAGTGTTAAATAATGTAGTAAAGAGTATGCTTTTAACAAACTTGTCTGGAAGTTAATATGGCAAATCCGTCTCTAAGTAATCTAAAATATAACAGTGTAATAATATCTTCTTTAGACAAATCTAAAAAGATTGATTTGACTAATCAAATTCTTTTTGCAGATTATTATGAGGACATTTTGTCACCTTGTATAACTATGACTCTTCAGGTGACATCACAATATTCAATCTTTAATGGATTACCAATACGTGGAGGAGAAGTAGTCACATTTGATGTTTCTAGTTACAGTGGAGACTTCAAAATAGAAACATATGTCTACAAAGTTAGTGGTATAGTTGCTGATGGTAGTAAAGAAATGTTTACTTTACACCTAGTTTCCAGAGAAGGATTGACTAATGAGACTGCTAGAGTTCAAAAAAAATATCAAAAGAAACCCATAAATGAGCATGTCACTGCCATTTTGAGAGATGTATTAAAGACCAATAACTTTAAGTCTGAGAATATAGAGAAAACATCTAATACTCTTTCTTTTATTGGAACACTAAAAAAACCATTTACAGTTTTAACCTGGTTGGGACCAAAGTCTGTACCATCCACAAGTAACTCTGGAAAAAATGGAACAAAGGGAAAGGGAGTTACTGGATTTCTTTTCTATGAAAATATTGATGGATTCAACTTCAGAAGTATTGATACACTAGTTTCTTCGACTAAATCCCAGTCTTCAAGTTCGGATAAAGAATCTATTTTTAAATATACATATACTCCAGTTATTGAAGACAATAAAGAAACAAATCTATTGTCGATATTAAACTATAATTTTGAGAAGAATATAGATTTAATGAAGGCTTTGCGGGTTGGAATGTACTCGAATGTAACATATTTTTATGATATTTACACAAATCGGGTAGATGGTGTAACATATAAAATGACTGAAGAGATTAAGTCCAAACTGGGTGGTGAAGGTAAACTAAATTATCCTAAAGAATTTGGTGATAAACCTTCACGAATACTCTTCAGAACAAGTGATGTTGGTGTAAATGACGAAGCTGGTGATCAATCAGATTCTGGTAGAGATGTAATAGATATGGCGAAGTCATTTTCTCGTTACAACCTACTGTTCACGCAGTCACTAAATATGGTAGTACCATTAAACGTCAAACTTAAAGTTGGTAGCATAATTTATGCACAATTTCAAAAAGTAGATGCGTCACAATCGGGTGAAGTAGATGAACAACAAAGTGGAAATTATCTCATTAAAGAGTTAAGACATCACTTTGAAGGCGGACAAATGGTAACATCTCTCAAATTAGTAAGAGATTCTTACGGTCTTTACGGTGCAAAACAATGAAAAACATAGACGATCACATTTCTAAGGACAGAGAAATTCTTGAAGATCCAACAATTTCTCCACAAGCCCGCAGACACACAGAACAAGAATTAGCTGATCTAGAAGCATATAAAGAAAATCATCCTGGTGAGGAACATGATCCCACACCACTAGAACTCTATTGTGATACACATCCAGATGCTTCAGAGTGTAGAGTATACGACGACTGATGATTGAAGAATCCCTATTAAAATCCAACTTTGTTGGTAAAGATGGTTTTGTCTGGTGGGTTGGTCAAGTCGCTGATCCAAAAGTTTGGCGAAATGAAAAGACACGAGTTCTTGCCGAAGATAAAGCATGGGGATATAGATGTAAGGTAAGAATTGTTGGATATCATAGTTTTGATAGAAATGAACTAGATGATGAAGAGTTGCCATGGGCACATGTTTTAACAAGTGCCTCTGATGGTGCTCCCGCTCAAGGTGGATTTGGACAAACTCCTTTGCTTGTTGGTGGAGAGTCTGTGGTTGGTTTTTTTCTCGATGGGGATGAAGCTCAACAGCCTGTTGTAATGGGATGTTTTCATAGAAGTCCAATGGTAGTAAACGTAGATAATCCAAATCCATTTGAACCTTTTACTGGTGCTAAAGGAAATTTAAGCACTGGTGCTACAAGACAAAAGAGACCAGACAAAACAGAGGTAAAAGAAGTTCCACAGTCAACTGGCAGTGGATCTCAATTTACCATGCAGAGCAACCCAAGTTTTGGTGTCGATGATGGTAGTTTAAATTTAGATCCAGACTGGAAAGGACTTACACCAAACACTTCTAAAAATGCTGGTGCAGTATGGGATCAATCTTTTACAATAGCTCAAGACAAATTATTCTATGATACTGCTGCAGAAATATCTTTTTTATCCGCATTTGATAAAGAAGGTCGAGTATCAAATGATAATGGATGTAGTCAGAATATAATAGGATCTATTACCGCAACTCTTCAAAACTTTATAAAATTTGTTAATGGTTTAGAGTCAACTGCTTTTGGATTTATAGATCCTCTTAGAAATAAGATAGTAGATATTAAAGGCCAAATAAGAAAAGTTGCAAGACTAATAGCTTCGTTGATGAAATTTACTATCAACGGAATGCGAGATAATATATTTCAACTGGTGGGATGTTTATTCAGAGGAATTTCAGCAACTCTACCACAACCAATAAAACTTCCCATATCAGAGGCAACTAAAAATATACTAGACTTGATCTTCTGTATTTTTGAAAAATTATTTGGTCCTATCTGGGAATTTATTGCAAAGTTATTGGAAGGAATGGTGGGAAAATCACCCAATATTCCTAGATGTGCTGCAGAAGAAACGGTGGCAGCACTCATTGCAAAATTGGCAGATATGGTTGATGGAGCATTATCAACTGTAATGTCAGGACTTGATTGGTTAGCAAATGGTATTGGTCAGGTTGGGAATTATATAAGAACAGGACTTAATTATATTCAACAAATTGTTAGTTTCTTAGATTGTGATGCTCTAACTTGCGGACCTATCGTTGCTTGGGATCCATTTGAAGGTGTAAATCTACCCAAGAATGATGATTGGGTTAAAGTATTAGATAAGGTAGATCTTCTTGGATCAACTGAAGAAAGTATCGACCTCGCTATTGGATTTCTGTCAGTGTTTGGATCTTCAGATACTCCATTCAAAGATTGTAGGAAACGTATAGTAAATCCATCAACACAAGAAGACGCTCCACCTATACCATTAGGATCAAGATATTATAAATGTATTCCTCCAGAAATAATAATAAATGGTGATGGAATAGATGCAGAAGCCAAAGCTGTCGTTTCTATTTTAGATGGTTCCATACTAACAATTAAAGTTATAAATCCTGGAAAAGGATATACCCAACCACCATCTATAAACATAGTAGATAATACAAGATATGGAAGAGGTGCAGCAGCTAAGGCAAGTATTAATGCATCCGGTGAAATAGAATCAATAGTAATAACAGATAGAGGATCTGGTTATTGTCCAACGGATTTAAACGAAATCATTACTGGATTGGGAATAACTTCAATCGGTGTAGGTGGAACAACAGTAATTCTTCCAACAGGAGGAGGTGGCGGTGTAGGTGGAGTTTCTACAGTTCCTGTTGGTATTGTCACATCAATCTTTATAGACAGACCAGGTATAGGATACACAAGTGGAGATGTCATTAATGTTGGGGGATGTTCATACTCTCCTGTAGTATCTCCAAGTGGTGGAATTATTAGTGTAGTTTCTTCAGAGTGTTCTCAGGAGTTTATTGACTATCCAGAGGTCACCATAAATAGTAACACTGGTCAAGGTGCTCAACTTTATCCAGTGGTGAACTACCTACCACAGTTCGTAGTAGATAATGATTTCATTGGAGAAAGTAGAGTGGGTATTGGCACAACAATTATAAATGTGGTACAGTGCGTATGACAGAACAACCGAAAGAATATTCAAGAAAGTATCCTGGATTTGAAGTAAAATCTGGTACTCCTGATGCTGCGGGTAAAAAAATAGACTATGCTGTATTCACAGACAATGGTCAAGGATTTGAATATACTGTAGAAGGAAATTATTATGAACGTTGCGACAAAACATCATATGAATTGTGTGGTGCAGAAATAACAGATGAGAAACAACCTGCGAAAGTAATAAAGGCCTCTAACGGAAATATTAATATTGAAGCTCCAGGTGGAGAAGTTATTATAAAAGCCAAGAGTATAAGATTAGTCGCTGAAGATGGACAGGGTGAGATAACACTGACTGCATTAAAAGCAGCTGCGATTACTGCCCCTGTTCAGACTTTTAAGGGTGCAAACTCCAACACTGTCATGACAAATAGTCTTTCTCTTGGTGCTCAAGTTGTAGAGTCAAGTGGAAATATTCAAAACAGTGCAAACTCTGGAGCAGATGACACCGAATCATCTATACTGAATAAACTGTTAAAAATTAATGACAAGTTTAAAAAGTTCCTCAAAGCATGTCTTGGAGGTTAAATTATGCCCGTACAATCAGTCAACTACGTTGGTGATAAACTGGTAGTTGGTCCACTAGATTATTCTTTCATACCATTAGTTCCATCTATTCCAGGCACAACTGTGTTAAATGGACCTGTCTGGATGGGAGTGGGAACACCAATTCCTACTGCAACGTGTATGATAGGACCTGGACTTACAACTCCAATTTCATTGCAAGTCACAGGAATTTCAAACATTCTGGGTATACTTAATGTTGGTGCTATTGGAAATTTTACTGGGTTAAATATAAAACTTGGTGCAACTTTACGAAATGCATTGAGTTTAACATCCGGAATAAATGTAAAATCATCATTGAATACTGGATCAGCAATAAACGTATTTAATTCAGTTATAGTCGATAAAACCTGTACTGCTACAAAATTTATAGGTGACATCACAACAACTATTGGCATTAATCCACAAACTGTTGCTGAGATAACATTAGCAAAAGCTTTACCAGCAAAACCATTCGATATCAAACATCCAAACAAACAAGGACATCGTTTGCGTCACGTTTCCTTGGAAGGTCCAGAGATTGGTGTATATTATAGGGGAAAATTAGAAAACAATAACGTTATCAATCTGCCAGAATACTGGAATGGTTTTGTAGATCCAGAAACAATAACGGTTCAACTTACTCCTTTTGGATCATATCAAGAACTATTCGTTGAAAAGATTGAATGGGGAAGAAAGGTTATTATAAAAAACAGAGAAGGAAGTGCCATAAATTGTTATTATACCATTCAGGCTGAAAGAAGTGATCTAGATAAATTAATAGTAGAGTATGAAGGAGAATCTCCAAAGGATTATCCCGGTCAAGATTTTATAGGAGTCAATAGATAATGGCTACAGGAATAGGTACTACAGCTTCACTATCAACTACTAGTGGAGTCTCCGATGCTTCGGTTTATATTCAAAGAGCTTTAGGACTAAGTACTTCAACATCATCTAAGAAGACTGTAAGAATTATTGACTCCATGAAGAGTGAAATTGAGTCGAAAAAACAACAGTATGAACAAATTAATGATTTATTATTATTACTTGATCTTGATTTGGATATGTATTCTGAACTCATATTGAATATAGATGAAAAAATACCCACACCAATCCAAGAAATAAACACAAAAATTACTTCTGTTCAAGATGCATATAGAAACAGAGTAAATATTGGATGTAAAAATGATTTACATTGGGTATTGCAATCTACTAAAACTGTAAGTGGGATTGATACTCTCGGAAATCCTTTCAGTAAAAACTATTCTACTTATAAGACTGAGAAGATACCATCAGAATACAGACAAATTAATTACTATGGAGCAAAATATTATAAAAGACCGAAAGATCGTGATTATGGATCTAGTGCAGTAAAAGAAATTCCCAGTGCTTCTGTAGGAATAGGTAGTACATATATGGTCTTATTGGACTCAACTACAGATTCAACTGGATTTAGAATCTTATCAGGAATTCAGACTGGAGATACTATAACAGATTCTATTGAACTGCCAATTATCTTTACAGTTGGAGATTTACCCGAAGTAGTTGGATTTGGATCAACTTCACTTTTGGGAATAAGTACGACATTTGGTGGATCTATTTCTTTTGGATCAACAATTCTTGCATATGCAGGCGTCAACACTACTTCGGGAATAAACACTGGAGATCCAATATGGAGAACAGGAATTACTTCTACTGATAGTGTGGTTGTTGGATTCGGTACAACTACTATCTCCATATCTGGCATTAACACTCTAGGAGTTGCAACTACTTTCGAAATTGATACAACATCAATAATCCTAAGTAAACCCGCAATAGCTTCCACAAGTGAATCCATTTTCAACGTTGGAATTTATACTTCATATCCAACAATCTTTATAAGCGAAACTTCTGCAAGTGGAACTGATGATGATAACTTCTTTGTAGTGAGGCAAACAGGTAGTGCAGAAAACTTTGACCCAGTTACAAATGGAGAAAATCCTGTAGAAGTTGGACTTGTTAAAGACTCAAACAAAACTGGTTATGGACACGTAATCTCATTGATTAACAATGGAAGTCCAGATGTAACAAAGACTTATACAGAAGATGTTGATCCAGAACCGTCTGTTGGTGCTGGATTTGCTTTCTATTATGAAGGAAATGAGTCTTGGCCAGGAATAAATGTACCTGTTCTCGGAGGTGTTGGGGGAACCAGTGTTGTTGGATATACTTTTACTTATGCAAATGAAGGACAAACACTAACTACATTAAGTGGGGTTGGCGTAACGACTCCTTCGACAGGTATTGCTTATACAGGAACTAGTGCGTTAGCTCCGAGTGCTGGTACATGTGCCGCTGCTGATGCCGCAATTTCAACCGCCGAATCTGAATTGGAGTCAATAAAAAATACAAATATACCAAAGATTAATGATTACATTACTAAAGCTAGAACATTAAGAACAATAAGAGATAGCAAACAAAGCAAAGCATGGGCGTATAGGAGAGGTAGAGGTGCAATAAATAATGATATTAAAGAATTAGAGTCGGATATTGGAACTTTAGAAGACTTAGATTTGGATGAATTTGAATGACCAAGGTAGCTGTGTATGGAGATAGTTTTGCACATCGACATGACGGTTGGCCTAGTTATCTTGAAAAATTGATGAAAGCGGAAATTACTCTCTTTGGTGTTTCCGGAAGTTCAGTAGCGTATTCATACCATAAGTTTTTAGAGACTCACGAAAAATTTGATTTAGTATATTTTTTTTGGACAACTCATGATAGGAGTTGGTTAATTTCAACAAAAAACAGTATATTTAATACTCTTCGCAGTGATTTAATACATTACACCAGTTTTCAACCACATTGGGACATAAAAGATACTTTTAACCTCCATAGACAAAAATATAATTCAAATCTCACCGATGATCTAAAAAAATTTATATCTAATGAAAAAGAAAATTGCCAATTGTATCCAGATAAAAATTTTATAAGTGTTTTTGCTATGAGAGATAGTGTTAAATTAAGGAGACCAGATTGTATCAACATATCAACCATGGATGAAATTCAAATGGTAGGAACAAAATTAAAAAAAAGTTTTGTGGGAATGGGAAATATACAAAAACAGGACATGATGCAATTTTCTTCAAAATTTTTGGATGAAGATAGAGATAAAAGACCGAATCATTTAACTATTAAACAAAACAAAGAATTTGCAGCATATCTGAATCTATCGAAAGAAGGTAAAGTTGATTTGAATAAAACATTCAAAAATCCCTCAAAATATTACAGTATGTCAAAGACCTTCGAGGAGTCTGGATTTATCGGTTGACAAACCGAATCCCATCGTGTACTATGGATGTGTACCAATCAAATGACCAATGATCACTGACCGCGAGACTATCAAATCTCTCTGGGAACTCCATGAAGACACCGCAGAATATTTCTGCCATGAAAATTTCCCCATGAGTGGTGAACTTTACTGGACTATGGTAGAATGTTTTGCAACTGCAAAACTCGCAGAACTTCGTGGTGAGGTGACTTCCGATGACGTATGAAGCAGAAGTACAATTTAAGTTTGACTCTACATTCACTCCCTCTTATGGATGGGATACTGATGATTACATTCCTGAAGAGCATTACCTGATCACTGCACCTGCTGCTGATCTCAATGCCAAACAGTATTTCAAACTGTTTGAGAAGTTCATGCTCTGTGTAGGTATGACTCCAGCATCTATTCGTTCTGGTGCTATGTCACTGGTCTTCAATGATTACACTAATGAAGAAGACCAACGTAAGGTCTGTAAAGAGTATGAATTGACCATGGATGAGGACCTGGACAAGAAGTTTGAGGAATGGAAAGTTCGTGATGAAGAGTGGGCGCAACTCAAAAAAGGTCCTATGGGCACCGTAGAAGAATTTGAAGATAGTGCAAATGGAGTATCATGATGAAACTCATCAACTTTAAATATCGTTATGACTTTGGACATGATTGGTATGTTCAAATCTTTACTATTAAAGGTTGGTCACTACTCCAAGTATCTGTAAGTTGGAATGACTATCCATCCTGGCCTTATGCTCACTTATCAGTTGGATCTAACGGAATGTTGAGTATTTTATTCTGGGTGTTTAAGTTTGGAATGGATATAGATATTTTATCCAGAACTTGGAAATGGGATCGTATTGATATTGATATTGATTCTGGGAGTTATCCAGCGTGACTGAAGAATACGGACACATTTCTGATGCATTTGATAATCTACCAGAAGAGGAACTTCTTATGACTGAAGACATTCAAATGCCTAATGGTGATTTTCTAAAGAATTATCCAGATGTCACCCGTGTTGAGGTGATTGGTAAAAACCGAGAATACATCCGTTATGGATGTTCTAATGTCCAAGTAAGTCTTCAAGACGATGGAAGAACTTTGAAGGTATTTGCGAATTATGACTGACGAACAAATTACAATGCTCCGTCGTCTCATCCAAGATGAGATTGAATGTGCCCAGATTGATGGATTTGAGCACGGACAATGGGGATGGGCAGAGAAACAACTTGATGAAGGTTGGAAACAATTTCAGGAGAGTTTCAATGACTGAAGAACAATTAGATTCTCTCCGTTTCAAACTTGGTGGTGACTGGTATGACACTTGGTGGCTAACAATTGATGAAAGATTTGATCCTATGCCATTAGGATTTGGTGAACCAACATTCTTTGATCTCATCAACAAAGGATGGTTAGAAATGTATGGAGAGTTTCAATGACTGAAGAAGATAAGTATGCTCTCAAAGAGTTTATGCGTGGTGCTGGTGTATTTGCTGCTACCGCTGCTATCCTTATTACTGTTTTGATTGTACTTGCTTACTTTGCTGCAGGTGAAAAACCAATCACTGAAT